TTTGTTTGCTGAAACGGCAGGGGCGTTGGGCACTAAGGCAGGGGTAGTGAACAATTACACAATTACTGCTCAGAGCCTTGACCCGAAACGTTCAGGGGACGTAGTGCTAGACGCGCTTAAAGAGCTCAACCGGCGTAGCGGCCCGCTAGATATTCAAATTGCATAATGGCTACGCCCGTAGTTCAAAGCGGTAACTACCTATTTGAGGTAGATACGGGTTGGGACGTAAATAGTTTTACGTTAGATGACAGCACTAAGGGGGTGCTTAATAATACTGAGTTTACGTTGGGCCCTAATACGCAGTTTGCTGACGTAACTAACTTTGTTAAAACCATTAGTTACCGGCGTGGTAGGCAGCGAACTAGTGACCAATTTACGGCTGGCACTATGCAAGTGGTTTTAGATGATGAGCTTGCAGGCGGCGCATTGTCACCCTATGACCCGGGTAGCCCGTATTATGACCCAGCCAATAACCAGCCGGGTATTGCGCCGCTACGCAAAGTGCAGTTATCCCGTGAGGGTGAATATTTGTTTAAGGGCGTAATTGTTGATTTTACGTACCAATTTGATATGGGCAACGATAATTTAGTCATTTTAAATTGCGCTGACGGTTTTTACCAGCTGTCTCAGGCCTCTTTAGATGAGCTTAACGTCAGCCCTGAAACGTCAGGTGAACGAATTGAAACTATTTTAGATTTGCCAGAAGTTGACCTATTCCCGGGTGCTCAGCGCAACGTCAATATAGGCACAGTCAACTTGGGCCATGCCGCGGCTTACACTATCCCGGCAGCAACAAACGCCCTAGGTTATATTCAGCAAATTAACCAAACCGCTGAATTTGGGCGCGTTTTTATGGCACGTGACGGCGTTTTTACGTTTCAGCCGCGCGTAGGTGACACACTTTCAGCCCCGGTAATAAGTTTTAATGATGACGGTACCGGCACTAAATACAATGACCTGCAAATAGCGTTTGACGCTACTCACGTAGTTAACCGGGCAACCGTGACGGCCCTAGATAACAAAACGGCTACTGAAAATGATTTAACCAGTCAGGCCACCTATTTTGTGCAAACTACGGACATTACTAACAGCCTTTTGCATCAGCAAGGCGAAATTGACGCGGCAGCCGCTTATTTGATAGTTGGCACCCCTCAACCGCGTTTTACGTCAGTGCAAACCAATTTTGCTTTATTGAGCAACCTTGAGCGTGATGAGGCCGCCCAAGCTGATATTGGTACCACCCTTGAGGTAAGCAAGCAAATAACCGGGGTAGGCACTATTACGGAAGAGGTAGCTATTGAGGGTATTGAGGCTGTTATAGATTTTGCTGCCGGGCATACGGTCAGGTTTTATACCAGCGACGTGACCATTGTTGAATTGTTTGTTTTAGATAGCAGTTTGCTAGATGATATTTACGTTTTAGGCTAGGCTAGGCACTATGGGCGCTAACGCACAGACTTCAGTACCTACGTTTGTTGCTTCGCAGGTTTTAACAGCTGCGCAAGTTAATCAAATAAATACGGGCGTACCCGTTTTTGCTGATAGTACGGCGCGCACTAATGCGTTTGGTGGTAGCGGCGAAAAAGTTTTGGCGCAAGGCCAGCTCAGCTACCTTGAAAGTGACGGCAAAATTTACGTTTATTCAGGTACGGCGTGGGTTAGTATTTCAAGCGTGACTAACGTAGCCGCATTTACCGCGTCAGGCACGTGGACAGTACCGGCAGGCGTTACGTATGCAATTGCGAACATTCGCGGCGGTGGCGGTTCGGCCTCGCGCACCGGTGGTGGTGCCGGTGGCAATAGTTCTGTGGCGTTTGCAAGTGGCACAATTACGGCAGACGGCGGCGGAGCCTACACAAACGGCAATAACGCTAACCATACTGAGTTTGTAACCGGCGCACCAAATAGCGGCGCACCCGGCCTTGCGTCAGAAAGAACCGTATTGCAAGCGTCAGGCGGTTGGGGTTCTTATGTCGTTGCAGGTGCAACGGTGACACCGGGCGCAAGCATTACGGTTACAGTAGGTGCCGGTGGCACTGCTGGCACATCAGGTGCAGCAGGCGGCTCAGGTTACGTTTGGATTGAGTTCCAAGTATGAGCGAACGCACAGTAGCAATCGTTGAACCCGACACCACCAAAGGCGTGGTAGTCAACGTTGAGGTAGTGCCAACGGATTGGGTAAATAATGACCCGGCGCACTTAATTGAGTACACGCCAGAAAACCCAGCGGCTATCGGTTGGGCTGTGGTTGACGGGGTGGTAATTGTGCCACCACCACCACCACCAGACCCGACACCACCAGAAGCGCAGTGAAGTGGGTAGCAGTCGCAGCGCTACTTACCTTGACAGCTTGCGAAACTACACGCAGCAACAGCGGCAAAGTGTCAACACGCCCCACATACTGCCAACCAGTAGATAGGTGCTAACTATGAAAGAGCGCTACACAGCAGAACAACTACACGCCCGCATGGTTGCAACCGTAGGCGTTTTGCTAGGCGTAGTTTTCAGTGTGGTAGTTATCGGTTTTGTTTACGGCCTGCTATTTGTCAGTCAACCTATGGAACAAGCCCCAAACGATAAAGAATTTATAAGCCTCATGGCAACTATCGTCACGTTTCTTTCGGGCACTTTGGCTGGAATTGTTGCTTCTAACGGCATGAAAGACAAACCCAAAAAATGAATATTTACAAAGTATCTACCTACCCGGTAGTCACTAATAAATTGCCCGGAACTGAGCGCTGGGTAGAACTTGCAAACAAATATTCAGGCGGTGCTTTGTGGAATAACGGCACGTTTGTTTTTAGGGATATTAGAGGCAAGCCCGGCAAAATAAGTAACCATGCGCGGGGCGTTGCAATGGATTTGAGCTATAGGTTTATTGAGCCACGCAAATTGGGCGTTAGTGACGGGCGCGCTAAAGCTATTACGTTTTTGCAAACCGTTTTAGATAATTGGGAATTGCTAGGCGTACAGTTGGTTATTGACTATTGGCCTGAACCGTTTGGGCGTAGTTGGAATTGCAGCCGCGTAGGTATGGGCGTACCTAAGCCTCATGCAGCTGAGGCATGGGTAAAACCGAAAACAGCACTATTTAGCGGGGCCCCTCAAGGTGACTGGCTGCATATAGAAATTACGCTAGGTATGGCGTTGCACCCGCAAAACGTCACGGCAGCCTTTAGGCAGGCGTTTGACAAATCCACCACCACCTAGCACCCCAGCCCTACTATGGGCTTACAACTTAAAAGGGGGTCGCAGCGTGACCAATGAAGACAAGCCAAACCTTATTTTTTATGAGGTTTTGACCGGCAAAGTAGATACGGGCCATGAAATTATGGTGCAAATATTTAGGCACCCTGACGGGCGTATAAGCCTTGCCCAATTTGCGTTTAGAACTGACCGCTGGGCTACGTGGGGGCCCCCACAGCGGCTAAGCCATATGAGCACCACCCCTACAGCCGAAGGGGCTTAGCTTGATTACCCAGTTAGGCAAATTGCTAGCGGTAGCTATCGCAGTTTTAATGGCGTTTACAGCCTTTACCACAGCCCAAGCACCCGCTACCCTTACACAGCTACCCCCAGCGGTTTACGCAAGCACAGACAGCCTTATAACGCCTATTAGCGGGTTTGTAGTGGGTCCTCCTACCACTACAACACCCTCAACCACGGTTAGCAGCACTGAGACGTGCACGGGCTGGGTTGAAAAAGCGCGGCAGGTTGGTTGGCCTGAGCAAACCCTGCCCACTCTCGCGGTTATTCTTCGCCGTGAGAGCGGCTGCCAGCCTGCCGCGTTGGGTGACAAAGACAAAGGCGGCTCATATGGGCTGTTGCAAGTGCATTGCCCTACGTGGGGGGCAGCTAACCGTTATAACGAAATTGGTTGGTTGCAGGCGCGAGGCATTATTGAAACTTGCGAAGATTTGTTTGAACCTATAACCAATTTGGTTGCCGGTCTGTTGATTTGGCATGAGGCCAAAGGCTTTGGGGTTTGGTCAACGTATGACGGGTGAAGCTTACGTAGCTACTTGCTTGGGCATTGTGGTTTGGGTCATGTTTTGGTTGCAGTCATGAGCCCGCAAGAAACAGCTGAGACGCTTGAAGGGCTTGCTGAGCGTTTAAATCAGGCAAATATTGCGTTTGCTATGAGTGAGGCTGCCTACCATTTGGTAAGGCAGCAGCGCATTATTGAAGAGTTACGTGCTGAAATATCTGCTTTGTTGACGCTGGTTAAATATGACTGATACCAGTTTTAATTATCGGGCAGCGTTTGAATTGGGGCATAATTACGCCCGGTTTGTGGCTGAGTGCCTCATTGACGCTGGGGTATCAGCTGAATTGCCCGCGCTTGAATTTGCTGAAAATGAAGCAGACCGTGAACGGTTTACGTTGCATGAAAAAGACGTGATAACGCCTGCTGGGGTGCTTGAGGTAAAGAGTTCTAGCCGGGTATTTGGGGCTAAACCGTTTGATTACCCGTACCCCAGCCTCATTGTGGATACGTTGCACGGTTACGTTAAAAAGGCCCGTAAACCCGTGGCGTATTGCATTGTTTCGCAAAGCACTAACGCAATTTTGGTAGTGCCGGTATCTACACAACAATTTTGGCGCGTGGAAGATATTTACGATAAACAACGGCTGTTAACAGCTGAAATGCTGATTTGTGACA